CAAGCCTACATACACATCTGACAGTCTTGTTGATGAAACATCAGCAGATTTCACGATTGTAGGCATTAAGCCGGCATTGTACTCAACTAAATATATGCTTAAAGCAGTTGTAAAGTAGGTGCATCTATGGCAAGACATACAATTAATATATCATTGTCTGAAAAGTCCGTAAATGAAGCTATCAGGCAGCTACAACAGTATAAGAACTGGCTTATCAAAAAGACTTTACAGCTTGTCAAAGAACTTGCAGAAGTTGGAATACCTGTTATAGATGAAAATATGGCAAAAGCAAGTTATACATATGATGAGAAAGGTGTTCGTAGCGGTTCAGATACAAGCCATCACAGTTATGTTGAGATAAAATCTGTTAGAGAATATGCCGAAGCAAAATTAATTGTAGAGGGCAAAGAACTTATGTTTATAGAGTTCGGAGCTGGTGTATTCTACAATGGAGCGGCTGGAAGTAGTCCACACGACAAAGGTGTTGTTAATGGTATGGTTATAGGCTCATACGGCGAACATCACGGCATACAAAAAGTGTGGGGTTACTATGACGATGACGGAACCTTAGTTCTTACACACGGCGTAGAAGCACAAATGCCTGTTTATAAGGCTGATATGGAAATCATACAGAAATATGTTGAGGTAGCAAGGAGGGTGTTTAGTTAATGGCAAATGCAAACGATTGGGCGATAGACCTTGAAAACACAGTCACAGCACTTGTCAAGGCTAAAACCCTAACACAGCTTAAAAAGACATATCCAAAGATAGTCATAACCAATGAGGGGGAAAACAGCGGTCAAGCAGCATTCCCAACAGTATACATTCATTTACTGCCAGCAGTTGAACAAGGACAAACGCTTGACGGACAAACAATAAACGCATTGTTAGCAACATTTCAAGTAGATGTTACCACTAACACAAGCAAATCTGATTGTCGCAAGGTTATGGCAGTAATTACAGATACATTCAAGACAATGAGATTCCAAGGCAATGCAATGCCGGAATTTTCAATCAGTAATAAAGTACATAAGAGTACCGCTAGATTCAGACGAATGATAGCGGCAAATGACAGATTAATGTAACAAAGAGCAGAAATGCTCTTATTTTTTTGCAAATTTTTAGGAGGTAGACAAGGCAATGGCAAGTACAAGTTATAAAGCTAGGGTTATCTACAAGGAGCATAGCGAAGATGGCTTTGCAGGTTCATACAAGTTAATGGTTGCGGCTAAGTCAATTTCAGCACCAGTATCAGCACCTAACACAGTTGAAAGTACAACATTTGAAGATGATTCACAGACATTCTTAATGGGTATCAAAACATCTGACGCTAAGACTTACACAGGAAATCTTGAAAAGGCTTATTTACAGGACTTAATCAAGGCGGAGGGCAAGCAGTTAGATATTATTCAGTTATATGGCTCTGACGGATTAGGTGCGGTTGCTAAGTACGCATTTGTCGGACAGGTAACAGCAACACCTAATGATGTTTCTGGTACTGATTCAGTACTTGAAATGACAGTAACAGCAGTTCCTAACACTTCACCTATCGAATGTACAGACAAGCTTCAAGTTGTCGAGGCTGCTGGTGGCACATTCACAGTAACAAAGGTGGGGGAATGATAAGCCAATCGACTAAATCAAAGGCTGTGTCGATTGGTGGCACAAACGCCAAAACAGCCGACTACACATCATATCTTGATGATGTAACAGAATAATTATTTTAAAAGGTAGGTGCGGTGTAAAATCCGCACCTTTCCCTATATGGACGATAGGGCGGGAAAGGGTAAAAATTATGATGAATATTAATGTAAACGGAAAAGAATACAAAGTTGAGTTCTCTTTTGGTGCGGCAGAGTGTGAAAGCATTGTGCAGAAGATGTTTGAATGTATAACCTCTTCTTGCTTGTCTACGATTTCCGTCAAAACAGCAAAGAGTGAAAGTGAAGCGGCAAAGCTTGCGTTTGGTGTTCTTAGCGAAACTGTATCAAAAGCATCGGAAATTTGCGTCACAGCCATTTATGCAGGTTGTATTGACAACAATCCTGTAACTATGGATGAAGCAAAGGAACTCACTAGAGCATATATTACAGAGAAGAGAAAGACAGATAAGAGTTACGGATATAGAACATTGTTTGAAGAAATCAAGAAAGCGATGAAAGATGATGGTTTTTTCGAGTTGAGCGGAATAACAGCGATGTTAGAGGAATTGGCGGACAATGTGGAAGAAGCAACAAAAGAGCAGAAGAAGCTGACAGTAGTTCCGCAAGACCACAAGAAAAAGCAGACTTCCACAAAATAATTTGGGAAGAATACTTTGTCTTAGCCAGTTCACTAGGCGTTAGTTATTCAGACTTTCTTAAAATGACACCTACAAAACTATTGCTATACGCAAAAGGCAAAAAGATTGATAGACAAAATCGAGATGCGGAAATGTATAACTGGTTTCTTGTTTATGCAATACCAGCTATTTCTTGCGGCATTGGTGCGGCATTTAGCAAAGATACTCATATCGAATATCCTAAACAGGCTATTTTATCAGAAAAAACAGAAGAAAGCAAAAAAGATACCAACGATAAAGAGTTACGGCTGATGTTACTCAATGAGCAAAAATGGGCGGCACAGACTGAAAAGAGAGGACTACCGCCAACAATCCTATAAAAGGGGGTTAAAGCGTGGAATTAGATTCATTAGAAGTCAAAATTACCGGTACTGCCACTAAAGCTATTAATTCCGTCGATAAACTGATAAATCAGCTTACAAGGCTATCAACATCACTTGCAACTGTGAATGGTTCATCACTAAGCGGTCTTGCGAGTGGTGTTAGTCAGTTAGGTTCTGCTATGCAGAATATGAACGCAGGAACAACAGATTTTACAAGGCTTGCTAAGAACATCACAAAGATAGGTTCTGTTGATTCAGTTGCCCTAACTAACACAGCTACATCACTTCAAGCTGTCACAAAGGCAGTTGCAAGCATATCAGCTATTCCGCAAAATGCAACACAAGTCACAGAATTTGCAAAGTCACTTGGTAAGCTAGGCAGTAAGAGTATAGAAAACGCCGTTGTAAACATTCCAAAGCTAGGCAATGCTTTAAATGGCTTAATGACAACGCTATCAAGAGCACCAACAGTAAGCCAGAATGTTATTCAAATGACCAACGCATTGGCTAATTTAGCAAGTCAAGGTAGCAAGGTGGGTACTTCTTCAAACTCACTTCAAAAGACGTTGTACGGCGTTTCTGCAAGTACTAGGACAGCAACCAAGAGCAGTTGGAACTTAGCAAGTGCAATAGGCAAGTTTTATGCCACTTATTTTATGGTAATTCGTGGCAGCAAAAAACTTATAGAAGCCATCAAATCAACAACAGATTACATTGAAGCGTTCAACTATCAAGCGGTTGCGTTTGGCAAAATTGGTTCAGAGTGGGATAAGGATTACGAAAAGTACGGCTACGATAACGCAACAGCATACGCAGAAAGTTTTAAAAGTAGAGTAAATGATACTCTTGGAAAGCTGTCTGGCTTAAAAGTTAATGTTCAAGGTGGTTTGCTTGAAGAAAGTGGAACAAAGAACTTAGGACTTAACATACAAGAGATAACGCAGTACGCTTCACAGTTAGCCTCTGTCACTAACTCACTAGGACAGACGGGTGAAGCAACAACAGCAATAACAAAGTCAATGACAATGCTTGCGGGCGATATAAGCTCACTTTTTAATGTGGACTATTCAACAGTAGCACAGAACTTACAAAGCGGCTTAATCGGGCAGTCAAGGGCATTGTATAAATATGGTATTGATATTACTAATGCTACATTAGCGACGTATGCCTATAACTTAGGCATTTCTAAGTCTGTATCAGAAATGACACAGATGGAAAAACAACAGTTAAGAGTGTTAGCAATATTAGACCAATCAAAAGTATCTTGGGGCGATTTAGCTAATACGATTAACAGCCCATCAAATATGTTACGCCAGTTCGGTAACAATATGAAAGAGGTAGGAATGGTAGCAGGACAGCTATTTATCCCAATTCTTTCAAAGGTTATGCCAGTTGTAAACGGCGTTACTATTGCAATCAAAAGATTATTAGTCAATCTTGCTTCTTTAATGGGCGTAAAGATTGATTTTGAGAGCTTCGGACAAAGCGGATATAAAGACACATCAGACGGCTTAGAAGATATTTCAGATGGCTACCAAGATGTAGCTGACTCAGCAAAGAAAGCTACATTATCCCTTATGGGATTTGATGAAATAAATAAATTACAGGACGATACAAGCTCAAGCAAGAGTTCAAGTGGTGGCGGTAGCAGTATTGACTTAACAGATGATATTGCTAAAGCGGCGGCTGATTATGAAGCGGCGTGGAATAAAGCATTTGCCAATATGGAAAATTCGGCAGTTGCTTGGGCTGATAAGATAGAGAAAGCACTTGAACCTGTTAGGAAGATATTTAAAGACTTTGCAATCGGGGATTTTTATGCAGCAGGACAAGATACGTCTAACCTTGTGGCAGGAATTTTTAATTGGTTCGCAGATGCCATTGATAAAGTAGACTGGTACGGAATAGGCAGAAAAATGGGAGATTATCTTGCTGGAATTGATTGGGTAGAAGTTCTTTCAAGTGTAGGCAGGGCAATCTGGGAAGCTATAAAAGCAGCTATTGAAATATGGCAAGGACTATTTCAATCTGCACCCGTTGAAACTACAATCATGTCAGTTCTTGGAGTTATGAAGTTTACCGGTTTAGGCAAAAAAATAGGAGAAAGAATATCAGACGCATTAAGTTGGAGTGCTATAAAGAAAGGATTAAAGAGTTTTGCTGGTGGAGGTGGACTATTAAAAGGTCTGCAAACTATGCTAACTACTGACTTATCTGTAATAATGGGAGCTGGTACAGCGACAGAAATAGGCTTAACTATTGGAGCGGGAATCGTAGGTGGCATTGGTGCAGCTATTATTGGATTTAATATAGGCAATAAACTAAATGAAGCACTTACAGGCGAGAAAATAGATATGTCAATGTTTGACCAATTAGCATATCTTATAAAAGCACCATTTGAAGATTTACCTAGCTTTATTGACGGAGTGATAGAAACTATCACATTCGGGCATAAAGATGATATAGCAAATTGGTGGACTGCAAGTGTTGCACCTTGGTTTACTAAGGAAAAATGGGGAGAACTGGGAGACAACATAAAAACATCTTTAAGCGAAAAATGGAACAGTTTTTCAGATTGGTGGGGCAATACAGCTATTGTTAGCTGGTGGAATAATAATGTTGCACCGTGGTTTGAAAAAGAAACATGGGTTGACGCTGTTGATGGAATGAAATTAGGAATACAAGAAAAATGGGATTCAATCGTTGGTTGGTGGAACAGTCTTGCAATTGTTTCTTGGTGGAGCAATGATGTGAGACCGTGGTTTACTAAGGAAAAATGGGAAAACTTAGCTGACGGAATTAAAAAAGGTATTCAAGGGAAGTGGGATGATGTTGTAGATTGGTGGGATAGCAAACCAGCACTTCAACGCATTTCTGTAGCTATCGAAGATTTTAAAACTAAGATACAGAACGCTTGGAACAGCTTTAAGCAGTGGTGGAATGATTTAGGACTTGAATTTCCACACATTGATACACCACACTTTAAGATTGACGGAGAATTTAGTCTTGCACCGCCTAAAGTACCAAAAGTCAGTATTGATTGGTATGCAAATGGCGGATTCCCAGGCAAAGGACAATTGTTTGTCGCAAACGAAGTTGGACCCGAAATGGTTGGTACTATGGACGGAAGAACAGCAGTAGCCAATCAGCAGGAAATCACAACAGGTATTGCCAACGCAGTTTATCCAGCGGTTTACAATGCAGTTGTAGCGGCTATGTCAGAAGCCAACAATAATGTAAACATAACATTACAAGGTGACGCAGATAAGCTGTTTACAATGGTACAAGATAAAGCTAATAACTATACTAATATGACAGGTCAAGCGGCTTTTCCATATTGATAAGATAAATGTATTGTGTTATTCTTTTGCTATATAAAAAGCAAAGGGGTAACGCAATATGAAAAAGAAAAAGAAACTTTACATCGGTTTGGCAATAGCTTTTGTCTTAGTCTTGATAATAGTTTACGGCAATAGAAGTACCGATACAAAGACAGAAAACACTAATACCACAACAGAAAAAAGCAGTGATAATGCCACTTATAACAATACGGAATTTAAGTATCTTAAGCATGAAATTATAAATAATAATGAAAAAGATATACTTATTGTTTATTTTGATTTCACTAATAATTCTAAAGACAATACCAGAGCTGCATATAATTATGACATAAATTGTTTTCAAAATGGCGTAGAATTGGATTATCCTTTACTCAAAGTTGTCGAAGAGGAAGATAATATTATGAAAGAAATACAGCCAAACACGACTATTACAATTGCAGAAGCGTTTATTTTAAATGATAGAAGTAATGTAGATTTAGAGGTGGAAGCCCATTCGTCATTTATTGATAAAAAACTTATTAAAAAGACATTAACACTTGAATAAATTATTTAATGGAGCGTATCTTTCGGTGCGTTCCATTTTTTATTGAAAAAGTGCTTGACAATTATTGCAAGGGCAGTTATTATTATAACATAATTATTGCAAGGGCAATAATTGAAAGGAGTGATTATTATTAGTCCAGCAGGAAGACCGCACAAGGAAAACCCTAGAAATGTTAATCTTAATATCAGAATAACAAAAGATGAAGCTAATCGTATTCAGAAATGTGCTGATGAATTGGAATTAACAAGAACTGATACCATTATGAAAGGCATCGGGTTAGTAGAAAAAGAACTTAAAGACAACAAAAAAGAGTAGTCAACGATTACTTGGCGGTAACTGACTACCCAAAACACAACTCTGAAAGGAATTGATAAATCTATCATATCAGTTTCTTTCGGAAAATTCAAGATTTTTTGGAGGAAAACTATGGATAAATTTTTAGATATTATATGTGCAAATCAGATTATGAGTACAAAAGAGCAGGGAGATAAGTATATAGAATTTTTTGAACCATTTATGAGCAAACTTAAAGATATTGTGAGCGAAAAGGTTTATTCTGAATTGGAAGAAATGTTTAGCAGTTGTGTGGTAGAAAACAATAGTTTTTACGCTGTTGCAGGCATGAAATTAGCAATAGGTGTTATTGACGATACTTATGTTCCTACTGTGTAATCAAAATATTGCGTGAGGCATTGTGGGCATATACTCCCACTACGCAATAGATTCTGTTTAGAGCAAATGATAAATTTTTGTAGGAGGTAAAATAATGAGTTATAATTATCCAACTACAAAAGATAGTTCTCACAATGAGATTAAAGTACCTATGAACACTAAGAATATTTGCGGCGTAGACTGCTATGAGCAGAATGGCGTTGCGTACTTAAGATTGGAAAATGTTGCTAGAGGACTTGGGTTCACAAGAATAGCCGCAAGTGGTAACGAAGTAATCATGTGGAGCAGAGTTGAGAAATACTTGGAAGATTTAGGCGTACACACTTGTGCGCACGAAGATTTTATCCCAGAAAACATCTTCTACCGACTAGCAATGAAAGCCAAAAATGAAACAGCAGAGAAATTTCAAGCATTAGTGGCAGACGAGATTATTCCGTCAATTCGTAAGAATGGAATATATGCTACCGATAATGTTATTGATGAAATACTGAATAATCCAGACTTTGGAATAGAATTATTAACAAAGTTAAAAAAAGAAAGGCAAGCAAGAGTTGAAGCAGAAAGAAAGAACGCTATCTTAACACACGTCAATAAAACATATACAATGACGGAGATTGCTAAAGAGCTGAACTTAAATTCTGCTATTCAACTTAACAAGTTGCTTGCTGATAGAAAAATTCAGTACAATGTCAATGGAACTTGGGTTCTTTACTCACCATACAGCAGTATGGGATATGAGGAAATTAAACAAGAAATTCTTGACAGTGGTAAGGTTATTTATCACAGGAGAATAACACAGCTTGGAAGAGAATTTATACTGCAATTATTCAATGAAGTTGCATAGATTTTCTTGAGAATATTAGAATGGCTCAAACAGAAATAAATATAATGGTTGCAAGAAATTTGTAACCACACTAAGGAATGTATCAGAAATGGTGCATTCCTTTTTTAATGCCTTGAAAGGGGTGGTTTGATTGATTGACGCAGTTGTGATTGAGGGGGTTAGATTCCCAGTAGCATATAACGGCTACACATACAGTAGGAATAAGATATGGTCTAAAAATACAGGAAGAAATGATTATGGAGAAATGGTAGGAACAATCGTGGATATCAAAGACAAAGTAGAGCTTCAATTACCGCCATTAACAGGTGAACAGGCACTATTACTTGATAATGTAGTCAGCGACGTAGATAACCCATTCCCAACAGCACAAGTCTTATTTTTAGGTGGTACACAAAAGGAAATGACAATATACACAGGAGATGTAACATATCCGTATCTTACAAGGGCGAAGAATGAGGACGGACTAATAGTCGGAGCAAAATTAAGTTTAATTCAAAAATAAAGGAGAGTTCCACATGAAACTTAAAACAAGTGAGTTAATAGACAGATTTCAGAGCTTAAGTAACATATCGCACGACAAGACTACAGGCAGAATTGCTATGGCTGTTATGTGCAATATTAAGGCATTAGAAGAGCTGTACAAGGCAACATTACAGACCATAGAAGACACTAAGGTTAAGTATGCAGACAAGGACGACAGCGGCAATCCAGTTGTCAATGATAATCAGTATCAGATTACATCAGAGAACTTAAAGAAGTTACAGGAAGAATTGCAAGAAATCAATGAGCAAGAGATTGAAGTGCCTGACATGACAATGCTTCCTATGGACGCATTCGATAAATGCGAAGAAATTACACCAGCTAAATTATACTCAATCGAGTTTATGATAAGCCATTAATTAATCAATAAAGGCGGTGTAGAATGAAGATATTAGACACAGCTATGACGGAAATTGTTAAGGGAAATAGTGCAAGATACTATTCTAAGTATGTTGTTGATGGAGAAGAACATACCGATACACTTAACAATTTCAAGTTTCAAAACATGATAAATCCCAATAACGAAATTACGATAGGTAACACTTGTGCAAGCAGTGTTACCTTTTCTATTTATATGCCAACAGTAAGCCTTGAAAATAAGGAAATTACTATATTCGAGGGCGTTAAGGTTGGCACAGAAATTAAGTATATTAAGTTGGGAATATTTACAGTTACTAAGCAGACAAGCGACGGAGAATACACAAGCTATGAAGCATACGACAGAATGTACAAGGCTGATATGCCTTACTTCTCGGACATGACATTTCCTAGTACAGATAAAGCTATTCTTAATGAGATATGTGGTAAGCTAGGTATATCTTTGGCAGCAAATATAGTCACAGCACATACTATCAGCGACAAACCACAAGGATATACCTATAGAGAAATTATCGGTTATATGGCTATGCTACAAGGCTGTAATGCGGTAATTAATTCTGACGGAAACCTTGAATTAAGGTGGTATAAAGATAGTGGTTATGTACTTGACGGACATAAGTATTATCAGCAGGGCGTTACATTTACAACATCTAAGGATTTCATCATACAAAAACTGACTTGTAATAACACAAAGTCCGGCGATAAGGAAACTAGCACAATCACTAGCGGTAGTGGTGCAACAGGGCTTAGTTTTGCCAATCCGTTTATGACACAAGCAATTCTTGATGAAGTCTATAAAAAGATAGGTGGCTTTCAATTCAGACCGCTTACAGTTAAGTTTGTCGGTGATTACCGACTAGAAGTTGGTGACATTATAACTGTCAACAAAGGTGGCGTTGACTACAAAGTGCCTATAATGCAGATTACGCACGAATGTGACGGCGGCTTAATGGATACAGTTACATCTATAGGTCAATCTGACACGGAGAATACAAGCGTTGCTTCTGGTCCTATTACTAAGCAGATGGAACGGTACTATGCCGACTTGATACTTGTAAATAAAGCGCTTATTAATAAACTATCTGTTGATGAAGCTGATATCAGATACGCAAGCATTGAAACCTTAAAGGCTGTTAATGCTGATATTGATAACCTTAAAACAAATAAATTAGATGCAACATATGCAGATATCATTAATGCTAATGTGGAAAGCCTTAAGGCTGTTAATGCGGATATTGCAAATCTTAAAGTAGACTATGAGAAAGTTGGCATACTTGACGCAAGTGTAGCTGATATCAAGACATTAATATTCGGTTCAGCAACAGGAACAACAATAACAACGGATTTCTCTAATTCTGTTATTGCTGTTTTGGGAGAAGCGCAGATTAAGTCAGCAATGATTGATAGTCTTGACGCAAGCAAAATCACAGCACTTGACATTAATACTACTAATGTACTTGTTCACAGCGAAGATGGCAAGTCACAATGGAAAGACAATACAATTCAAATATCTGACAGCAATAGGGTTAGGGTTCAGATAGGTAAAGACGCTAATTCAGATTACAACATGTATATCTGGGATAAATCAGGCAATTTGATGTTTGACGCTATTGGATTAACAGACAAAGGTATTCAACGACAGGTTATCCGTGATGATATGGTTAAGGATAATGCTGATATTGCCGCAAGCAAGTTGAATATAGAATCGCTGTTCAATGTTATCAACAATGATGGTTCACACACGCTTAATTCAACGAAGATATATGTTGATAGTGAACAGCAAACCCTTGATAGCGTATTCAAGAGTATTCAGACAACCGTTGGCGGCAATTCTACATTATGGGGTTCAGCCATTAAGCAATCCAAAGATTTCATTGACCAGAAGCTATGGTGGACTGATATTCGTAATGGAGAATCCATCGAAAGCAAATTCAATACAGTTACAAGTACGCTTGATAGCTTTGGTGTGCAAATAGGAGATGTTTACAAGCAACTCAACGATGATTTCAAGGTATATCAGGTAACATACGAGCCGACTAAGGATAATTATCCAGCTAATGAGTGGAGTGTACCTATATATCCAAGCGATGATAGATACCCTAGTGATAGCACATGGGAATACACAGAAGCAGAATATGATAATTATGTAGGCATTATAGCGTATTGGGAAGCACAGAACAGAGCGTGGCGTTGGATAAAAAAAATAGACGGAACGCACGGTTGGAAAGAAATATCTTCAACCGAAATCGCCTATCTTCTTAATCAAAATGCCGCGTTAAAGGTGAACCTTAATACAATCAGCTCTGAATTAAGTAAGACGCAGATTGATATAAGAGACAATTATAGCACCACTGTACAAGTTAATAACGCTATTACACAAGCAGTTAATGCAGAGAGCAATAGTATCAAGAGTGAAATTTCTACAACTTATGTAACAAAGAATGCTCTTACAGGCTATAGCACTACAGAAGCTATGAACAATGCTATAACACAAGCGATAACCAAGGAAAGCAATAGTATAAAGTTGGAAGTCTCTAATAATTACGCTACTAAGAAGAGTCTTGAAAGTTATGCCACAAATGAAAGCCTTAAAAGCTATGCTACATCAGCAAGCCTTAATTTGTACATCAAGAAAGACCCAACAAGTGGGGAACTTAAATCTGCAATTGAAGCTATTGCAGATGATATAACACTTAATGCAAGTGGAACAATTAATATTAGTGGTAATAAGTCTGTTAATATCAATGGTAATCTGTTCACGCTTACATCTACTAATACTACTATTTCAGCAGATGGCTCGATAGACTGTAAGAAGCTAAAAGCTGTTGATGCTGATTTAGAAGGCACCTTTAAAAATGTAAATGTAACTGACGGAGGTATTACAATGACCACTACTATTATTGGTGGTGAATACCTTATGAA